CGTAATGCTAATGTTATTGGTAGTCCAATAGTTACCATTACCGCTAAAGTCTTTGCCTAACCCTGCGTTAGAACTTGTGGTCAGCGCAGAGTTGTCGGTAAACGGTAGATAGAATCCGTTTGTACCGTATGTGCCAGCGTAGCGTTTAGGCTTCCATACTCCGGTTGTTAGGTCTGTTTCGCCGAATGAGGATGGGGTTAGTGCTTGACCGTCAATGAAATTGACTTCAGTTAGGTAGCCGTCAAAATACGAAGATGCAGAATCGCTGCGTCTTGCAAGGGTATGACTTTGATTTATGTTGATATAGCCTTGATTATTTTGCGCGGGATAAGATGTAGATGAAAAGTTTGTGACTTGCGATCCATTTACATATAAGCGAGTTCTATTTGCAGCGGTAGCATTAGTAGAATCTGCTACGACAACAACGTGATACCACGCAGATGGGTCACGAAAAACAGCCGAAGTAAGTGCATCACCGGAACCGGTACCGTCAATATAAAACCTGATGCTGTCCGCAGATGTCAGCATTATTCGATCTTCATTCCCCGCGAGCGCACAGGTAAACAAATCAAAACTTCCACCTAGTGATCCACGCTTCATCCAAAACGAAAGGGTGAATTTCTTGTTATCCGTAGGAGTCCCAAACGTCCTCGACAAATAAGCCGTAGCACTCGCCCGCAACCGCAGGCTGCGCTGGATTTGGTAGTCGGCCCCACCGCCGCCAAGCAGGAGCGGGCTATTTAACATCGTTCACCAGCCTTGCAGTGATGCGCGATGCCGACTCTACCTGATACACAAGAACGTCAACGGCACTGGCGGTAGTGGTCAATGTCGGAGCAGTGCCGCCGGGGAATTTCCAGTTGCTGCCATACGCCAAGGTACGAGAGCCTGTGCCATCCTGAGTAATAAAGAATGAGCCTGATTGACCAGCAACAATGTTTGTAGGGTTGGCTAATGTAGCGTTTGTATCGAGAGTTAAACTAAAGTTATTGGCTGTTGCAAGGTTTGGAGTAATAGTCGATGCGCTTGTTAAAGCAGAAACACCACCCCGTTGACCCGCAGTAAAAGTTTGAACATTACTAATGCCTGCATAGTCTGTGCCTGCGGTGGCTACCGATACAACGCCTGAAGTGCCTTTTAAAATACCAGTAAGCGATGTAGCAAGAGTTGTAGTGCCAGTAACCGTTAAAGTCGTAAACGAACCAGTTCCCGAACCCCCCACTAGAGCGTCAGCATAGGCTTTAGTTACTGCATCGGTTGTTAATGTTGGGGTTGCTAAATTAATAATTTTGTTGCTATTTAGGTCTAAATTACCCGTCATTGGGGTTTGACCATCTGCGGCAACCGAATCAGTAAGCGCAGAAGCTATATCACTTAATGTGTTATTAGCCCATGTACTTGCAATAGTTGTGCCTGTAACTACGGGATTACCCGCAGGAAGTGAATATACGCCTGACCCGTTTCTACTCATTTTTCATCCTCTTTCTTGCCGCCCGCTCGCATCAAAGCGGCTAATTTTTTAACATCCGACTTACGCATTTGGGATGCCGCATAACGGCTTCCAATAGCACCGCCAGTCAAAGCTAATCCAAGCGGGGCGTTTAAAGCAGTAGTCAGAATAGATGGAATACTGCTTACAGAACTAGTTGGCGCAAATTTGCCAAACAAACGCAATACATTTTGAACATTACCGCCTTGAGCCGCTTCACGAATAGCTTGCTGTTCTTCTGCCGTAAACATACGCATTTTTTTGTCGTTTTTAGCTAACTGTCTTAGCTGTTGGGCTAATGAGTTTTCCATGCCTGACATACTAAATTTGCTACGGTCTAGTTGAGCATTATCAAGCATTTCGTCAAATATTTCGGCTTTGCTCATGCGTGAATAAACATCTCTAGCTTCTTTCCAAGCCTGTAAACCTTCTTTATTTCCAACTTTAATTGAACTTTCAGGTATGTTCATTACATATTCGTCAAAACGATTTTTTAAGTCAGTAGCCAAGCGTCTTTCTTCGGGGTCTGCGCTTTTTTGTGCGCCCTGAATAAATTTACGCAAAGTCCGCAATTCGTTAAAATCTTTTGGCATTTTGGCGTTTTGTAGTTCACTAAATGCCACATCTAATTTAGGATACAAGCGTGGGTCGTAACCTTCTTCACGCAGTTCTTTGCCAATCGTTTTCATGGTACTAGCAAAGTCTTTAGCGTTTAACTCAACATTTGATTCTTTGGCTTGTTTAAATAATTGACTAGAACGAGCCGCTAATTCTTCTGCGGTTGGCGCAGATTTAATTCGTTGTTGTTGTTCATCAGGCGTAATGCGCAAAGCATTAGCCATACGATTAACGGTAGGTTGAACGGCTTGGCCTGTTGTTTGGGCGGCTTGCCGAACTGCTGGTTGACTAGCTTGTGCCATACGAGCATAACTAGGAATCATGCCTGTAGTTGGAATTAAAGGCGGCAATTTAGCCGCTTCACCAACTTGCGAAACATCTTGCAAAAATTCTTGGGCTACAGGGCTTGTAGGGGTGTAGGTCATTTGGCGAGCCACACGATTAGCTACTTCTTGACCTTGCCTAATTCCTTCTTGTGTTCCAAATTGGGGGCTAGTAACAGTACGAATTGCACCAACAGCAGAACTAACAGGGCCTGCAACCATAGCAGAACCGACAGTCAATGGCACTTGATACAAGGCTTTTACCCTATCCATCATTGTGCGTTGTGGTTGTGGGGTAGGCGTTGGGGCAGGCGTTTGGCTTACAACTGTAGGCACATCAGTATTAATAATGTTTGAACCTTCAAGCCGAAAGCCTGCTGGTAACTGCACATTTGCAGTATCTTCTTCGAGAACAAAGCCTTTTGGAAGTGCCATATTATTTAGCCTTTGGTACTGGTTTCCAAGTTTTACCACCATCAGTTGATTTAATTCTTTCGCCTGTTGTTTGATTTACTGCAAACATAGGCGGTTGTGCAACTGTAGGTGCTTTTGGTGGCTTACCAACTACATCATCAACATTTAATTCGTTTCTTTTTGCAATACCAACATATTCTTCACGCTTGTTGTTGTATTGGTCATAAGCAGTTGCATAAAACTCATTAGCTAACGCTCTAAATTCTTTAACTTGTGTTGGGTTTAAGAATTGACCAGTAGCAATCTTATTTGCATAGTTATAAAGTTGGTCAAGTTTTCCAGTAGCGTTCATAGCCATTGCCAATTCAGATTCACGAACTACCGATGTTGGGTCTAACAATTTCATTAACTTTGTGGAAGCAGCTAAATCACCAGCAGCAGTTTTTTGGTCTAATGACTTGTTAATTTGACTATATGCTGATTCAATTTCTTGAAAACTCTTATAAACTGGTTCAGAACGAAAATCACTACGCAATTTAAGAGTATTATCAAAACCTTTTTGACCAAGATTGACAGAAACATCTGTTTTGCCTGCCCGTTTATCTGCTTCAATACGATTGTTAATAAGTTGTAGTTCGTTTGGCCCCCATGTATTTGCTTTAGTTGGGTCTAATCCAACACGAATTGCAGCAGCTTTTACTTCGGATGGCAAACTCATGCCACCCTCTAAAACAGCTTCTTCTTTGCCTGTTAATGGGTTATAACGATAAAAAGTTTCGCCTTCTTTAACTGTTCTGCCTTTAAGCATATCAGCTAATTGTTGACGCAAAATTGGGCTTTGAGATTGTGCAGCAACTTGGTAAGCCATTTGTGGATTTCTTTGAACTTCAGGAATCTCTGCAACTGGCATTGGTATATCTTTATTGCCTTCGCCAACGCCTTCCCCAAATGGGCCTGCCATTTCGGTAACTTGTCTTGGCGAACCATATTGATATTGGAAGAACTTATTGATATCTTCCGCTTCTTTGTTTTTAATTTTTTGCGCTAAATCAACAGCAGCTTTGTCACCTTTTTCTGCCAATTTCATACCAGCATAGGTTTGAAACAATGGAGCGGCATATTGAAAAAAGCTAGGAGCAACATAACGCCCACTTACCATCTGACCTGACGGCATTTGCTGACCTTGCTGCATAAGCAACTGGGCTAATTGTTGTTGGCGATTTAGTTGTTGTTGTTGCGCCAAATATTCAGGTGGTGTATTAGAGCCACCTAAATTTAACATTGGAGTTTGTCCGTTAGCCATAATTAATCCTTAATTGCTTGGAATAAGTTGACCATAAGCACCTACTGACGGCATATTTGCAATAGGTTGATATTGGTCTTGCCCTGTAATTTGAGTAGGCACAGTTCCTTGACCGCCATAACCATATACATTAGTTGCTCCATATTTATCCATAGCAGATTGAGCGTTAGCATAAGGGTCTGATTTCTGTCCTTTGCGTAACATCATTGCCATAGCCATAGGATTCATGCCACCTTGTGCGGTTTGTCCCGCTTGCTGGGTTAATCCTTGAGCCTGTTGCATTGCCATATTTTGATTGGCTTGCTGTTGAGCAATGTTTTGCATATACGGTGCTAACCCACCTAAATCTTGGGTTTGTGGCATTTGCATAATGTATGGGTTGTAAGCGTTCATGGTATTAGTCCGTAATCTACGACCTTATAGCCGTCATCTAGGGTTCGTACTGCAAATGGGTAAACTTGTTCTACTTCGTCAGCCATAACGCCTACATGAACGCCATGACCAGCGTATTCGTGGTCTTTAAATTCGTCTTTGTATTCAAAGCTATACAAGGTCAAACCGTTTTCTAGTACGCCAACTGGTTTAACATTTTCTTTGGTTCGTGGGTCGCACATTAATGCAGCACCACCTAAACTAAATAAGCCTTGATTTAAATTAGCTTGTGCGGCTTGTTTAGCGTTAAAGTCACCCATAGCAGCGTTGTATTGCATACCAGCAGCACCTAGCAAATCAGGGCCTGCGGTGGTTGCTTGTTGGGCAGAATTAACAAATTGTGGGCCTTGCACTTGTGCGCCTGTACGAACCGCAGATAAAGTATTTAATGGCTCATTACGCAAATAGGCTTGTTCTTGCAAAGCGGTCTGACGGGCTTGCTGACCAACACCAAAACCTTGCGTTGTGGCGGCAGCCAATAGGTCATTCTCTCGTTGTGCTTGCATACGCATAGCGTTTTCATACGCCTTAGAGCCAATATCAATACCTTGATTTGCTAATCGTTGTTGTAGTTGCTCACGCCCCATTTCTAATTGGGGGGCAAGGCGTTGCATATACGCTTCTTGGTAAGTCTGACTAGGATTAAAGCCTGTACTTGGCAAAGCACTTGTATCAAACGGGGTTGCCAACATATTCTCAACATAACCCAATCCTTTGCCAGCTAATTGTCCTAATCCAATACTGGCTTGGTTTTGGTAATCAAGAAGTTGTTGTTGGGCAGGGCTTAAAGTCTGCGTGGCAGTCCAAGTCGGATTACCGTAAGGGTCTTGCCCTGTAACAGCGTAGGTTAAGTTTCCGTAAGGCGTAACTTGATTAACACGGTTAGCCGCAGTTGCGACTCGTGCCGCATCAATATTTCCCGCAGCAGTTTCTCTAGCCGCAGCCGAGTAATCAGGGGCGGCAGGTGCGCTTGGCGCAGGCCCTAATCCTAAAAATCCACCACCACCCATACTATTCTCCTCTGTTTAAGGGGCATCGGATGTTCAGAAACCGACACTCCTCTTTACGCATTGCCATAATCACCAAATCACCACTCATGTGGGCATCAGGTATTTCAGCGACAACCTTAAAGCCCAAATGTCGGTTTAACTTTAGGGCATCCGTGTTATCAGCACAGATTTGCCCTAGTATAACGCTAAGTCCAAGTTTATTAAAGGGATAGTCAAAGACTGCCCACAAAAAATCTTTACTAGCCCAGTTTTCGCCTACGCTACCTATATGAATTTCACACGCTTTTGGCATGAAATTGGTATAACCAGCGACAGCCACTAAATTACCGTCTTTTAACTGCCCTATACATTGGGTGGTTTCGGGTAAGGGAAAATTGAGGATTCTGACTAGCCACTCCCCCAAATAGCGTTGATTTTCAGTAGTAACAGTCCTCACAATACCCCGCCACGCTCCATTACATAATCCGTTGATGCCCAATGAAAATCAATACCTTGCGATGCCACATTTAGGCTAATTGAGCCTGCATAACCTATTCCTGTCACGCCTTGCCATATCTTTGTGGTAATTAAAGCACCACCCCAATTCGCTTCATCCCAAACTGCGGTATCCCAAACCCCTACATCAAGGGTATTAGGGTTAAATGTAATTTGGCTAGTTAAATCCACCGTTTCGTAGTCGGTACTAATTCCGCATAAAACGGTGGGTAAACCGTTATCGGTCTGTAAAATGGGGCGAACCATAGTAAACCGTTTTTGCTGACCTCTGGTATCAAAGTAAGAGTAAGCTTGTTGCACAAAAGCGTTAATGTTTTCGCCATCGTCAGAAAATGAATCGTAAAACCGTGCTACATAGCCGTTTCCACCAAAATACATATCGTTACCGCTCATTTCCCAGCAATTTGCATTAACTCCAGTAAATCTACCCCACGATTTAGTAATGTTGTGCATTACATACTGTTCAGAGCCTGTAGTAATGGGAATATTGACTATCAACATATTGTATTTAGCCAAATAATTCATTTGCCACCCGTAATTAGCTGAATAAAGGTCGGCTGCTTGGCTAATTGCAAAGAAAATCTTGTCGGTAATGTTTACACGGGGGTCTAAACGGGTTGATTGTAAGCCTGCGGATAGCGGTACTAAGCCATCTTGGGTCAAAAGTAGTATGTCACCACCAAATTTAAACACGCATTTACGGGCAAAGGTTTGTCCGATGTTCCAAATACCCACTAAAGACCAATCATTAGGGTCGGATGGGTCAGAACCCTTGTAAACAGCCACTTCTCCGTTACTTGTAACGAACACGGCTAGGTCATCTACTCCGTAACCAGCGTCAATAGTCCATGTTCCCATGGCTTGAAGGTATCCACCTCGTTTAAATATGCCCCCAAGCGGAAATTCAGTAACTGCACCGTTAATTGAATCTACTGGCAAATACCAAAAACTAAGGCTATTTTCTTGTACAAAATAAAGCCGTTCCTTAAATAGGTTGACATAAGCAAATGTATTGGAATTTTGCCCTGTAATGTAGTAATCAATGGTGTAAGTACCTACAGTCGTAGCATCCCCGCTTGGTGCGGTAGCCATTGTGTAGGTAAAAGTCGTTGCACCAGTTACAGTTATGCGATAAGTGCCGTTAAATTGGGTAGGAATTGCCCCAGCTACCGTAATTGTGTTGCCTGTAACTAGGTTGTGAGCCGATGCAGTCGTTAAGGTAGCGGTTAAATTGCCTGTGCCGCCCCTAGTAATGGTGGAAATTGTCTGTGCGGTGCTTGTTGTAGCACTTCTTGACCACCTTGTACCATCATAAACGACCATAGGGTCAGTATTGTTGACAGCAGGCATAAATGAACCGCCAGCCGTAGTAATCATGGAATGAATCCATTTACCGCTTGTGTTACCACTTAGGCTTACGGTTGCCGTAGATGTGCTGGTATCGTAAATGTTGTTATCAGTAGAAGCAAACAGCTTATTTCCTGTTGGGCTACTGTAATTCATTAGCGACAGTACATCGCCTGTAATTCCTGTAGAGATTTTGGTGTAACCCTTACGCATGGTCACATCCGTAGGCGTAGGGAAGAAATTGACCATTTGAACCGCATCCAATGGGTTCATTTCTGCCAATGAATCTCTAGCGTTCCAACCACCAATCGGGGCTGGCAAGGAAGCGGTAACTGCCCGTCTTTGCTGTGGTACTGCCATGTTTAAGTTCCGTAACCAGTATCAGGAATATTGGCGTAACCAATAAGCACTTTGCTTGGATATGGGGCAAAACTAAGGGTTGCAGAACCTTTGTCGTTGGCTTTAGCTACATTTAAATAACGGAAATAGTCTTGTTGCAACGCAGTAGTATCAAACCCTTTGATTTGGAAATACTTTAGTTTTGTGCCTAAAACCATCACCGTATCGTCTAGGATGGTTGTGTCAGTATCAGCCGTAAAGCTGTTTTTAACTGCGCCTGTAGCACTTCTAGCCCATCCCTTTGAGCGGTATTCAAAGCCTAAGTATTCTTTAGTGTTGTAGGGTGGCCAAATCTGAAATTGGTTACCCAAAATACGCCATCTAATGCGTGGGCCTGTGGAAATGTAACCCGACTTTAGCCATTGCCATTGTTGGGCATCTTCAGGGCCTAACATCTGCCAATGCTTCGTTTTGTCCCAATGGGTATTGTCCGTAATGGTTTCAAAGTCAGGCGGTAAGTCGTATTTGGTCTGCGAAAAGGTAAAAGTCACGCCTGTGTATGTGCCACTCGCTAATTGGCTCATCACAATCGTAGAAGTCGTGCCGTTAAAGGTCACGCTTTGCACATAGGTATCTTGGTTAATGCCTGTGCCTTGAATTGAGTAATTGCTGTTTAGGGCGGTGGCGTTACCAGTAACAATAATGTTATAACTGTTGTCGCTAACCGTATCACCTACGAAAGTCACGGCATCGGTGTAAAACCGATACTCCAACTCTAAGGCTTGCCAGTCGTATTCTTTGACCAAATCGTAGCCCACACGGTTCATCAGGGCTAAAACTTGCTGAACATCTTGACTGGTATTACCCGCAACATAAGAGGGAATAGCAAGGTTTAACTCGCTAGTAGTCTGTTGCATAAGTTGGAGCATCGTTGATGACATAGTTTAGGCTTCCTCTATGGTTTCCGCCTTCTTTTTGCGGGGTTTCTTTTCACCAACTGCCGCAAGTATAGCCGCCATTTGCTCTTGCATTAAGGCAAGCTTCGCATCAGTTTCAGCCTTAATTCTAGCATTTTCCTCGTCTTTTTTGGCAAGTTCTTGCTTTAATTGGTTAATTTCTTCTGCCCGTTTTGATGCTTCTGCGGTTTCTTCGGCTAAATTTAAGAAAGTCCGTGCCTTATCCCTAAACGCATGGGGTGACATACCAGCAATCATCCCAATTCGTTGTAGTTGTAGGTCAGAAGCGTTAGCGATAGATTCTACGGTCATAAACTTCACACCCCGTAGTTCTTGCGCTTGGGATTGGCTAATCAAAGGCCATTGTTCTACGGGCGTTCCAATGATTTCGCTACTAGAATCTTGGGTTGCCATGTATTGAAGCCATTGGCGTGGGAAACGCTGTTTATGGCTTTCCTGTGCGTAGGTATCAATTTCAGTTAGATTATCCCCAGCGACCATAATGCGTACAAAGTCAAAGTCCTTGTAGATTGGTCTGCCTGCTTCGTTGGATTCATGCTCTAGTTTGACGGCTCGCTTATAAAACTTAACTGCCAAACGAGAATCTGCGTCTTGCACATCGCTTTCTATTGCCATTTTAAAACTCCCAAGTGGTTAGGATACTGCGGTTAAAAAAAGAAAAAGGGCTACCCCATTACGAGTAGCCCCTTGTTTTTACTACAATTTTTGATTAGACGCTAGTAGCAGCAAACCAACCAAAATCACCGCTTGCCATCGATTCGCCTGATACATAAGTGCCACCTGAACCAGTAGCAATAAATGTAGAAGCGTTGATTGAGCAAGTTGCGGTAGATGCACCAATAGCTGCACCAGCTTTAGCAAAGACATAACGCTTGCCGTCAGAGCCGAAAGTTTGTGAGCCAAGTGGCCCAAAGTTAGGAATATCAATGGTAGTTGCGCCATTTACATATTCAAAACTAATTGGGGTATTACTATTTAAATCAACTCCTGCAATAGGAAGTGTTGAGTAAGCCATGATTATTTTCCTTTACAAATTAGGTGGTCAAAATACCCTGCAACTGAGCGTTGCTGGTGGTTAAGTTACCTGCCCAACCGTAGAGTTTAACGATTGCGTCTTGGTTGATAGCTTGACGCTCACCACCAATCGGCACGAAATTACGCTCTTTGTGTGGGCGGAAGAAGATGTAATTGGTGTTCAAGAGATACATATAGTTTGCGTTCTCTTGGTTACCAATACCACCACCAAGTACAACATCAGCAGAAGTACCGCCACCGTAGAACTTGAGGGATGCGAAACCAGCAGCACCCGATTCTTCGGTAGTAATACGCTGAATTGCTTGCAATGCGCCTACGAAATACTGATATGCGGTGTTACCAGCAATGTAAAGGTCAGCCTTGTCTGTGCCACGAACTTGCTTGATAGCGGCTTCGGTCATCTTAGCCAAAGTGTTGGTAGAGGTCAAGCCTGTGGTGACTTGGTTCTGCCAAAAAGACCAGTTTGCACGGTTAATACCACCGTATGTGCCAGTTGTGGGGGAAGTAGAAACTGCGGCAGCTAGACCGTCAATGTTCTTACCACCGTTACCAGTACCGTCACCATACAAGTCACCCGAAATGCGGTTCAATAAACGAGCTTCAGAAACTTGCATACGACCATCTAACAAGTCGATGATTGCTTCTTTGCTTGAGTTTTGGAGCATTTCCAAACCGCTCATCGTTACGGCAGCAGCGTACTGAGCAATCTTGAACTGAGCAGCCGAGATTGGGCTATCAGGAGCAATGTTCAGAACTTCGTAACCGCTATACGAGTTAGCGTTGTTGGTGTTGGGGTCGTTGTACATGATTTCTTCCAAAATCACATTACCGCCTGAGAATGGGCGTACATTGCCCTTGGAGTTTAAGCGTTGCAGAATCGCATTGTTCTGCGTTAAGTTATCAGCCAATTCACCGCTACGACTTTGAATGGTGGTAGCGATAATATCGGTGATTGCTGAGTTAGCAAATGCCATGATATATCCTTATAAAAGTTAATTAAAGCCTACCGCTCTCTGCTTCGGTCATTTGTGCCATCAACAGAGAACGCCTGTCCTTTGCTTCGACTTTCGCCTGCGTTCCGTTAGGAGTAACGGATTTTGGACTAACAGCCGTTGCTTTGGCTCGTGCTACTTGCTGGGCCTGAGATGCTTGTTTTTTTGCGTCAGTCAGGAGTCGTTCCTGTTCTATCGCCCAAACTTCATCATTCAGCCTTACAGCTTTGGCATAAGCCGTTTCAAGGTCGGGTGCTTTTCCTAACTCAAGTAATTGAGCCATTTCTTCCCTAACCATGTCAAAGTGCGGAAACCGCTCTTTGTTACTTCTTACACGCTCGATTTCACCAGCCAAGCGTGATTGTTCTTCTTGCTCAAACCTTGACTTTATCGTGCTAACCTCTTGATTAACTTGATAAAGTTGCTGCATTAACTGTTGTGTATAAGCATCAGTCGGCGCAGTTGGTTGTGCATCACCATTTAAGTTTACTCCATAATCTTGTGCAAGTCTATGAAACATTTGCACTTTTTGGTCGTATGGGGCTTTGGTCAACATCATGTGCGCCCGACCAAGATTGCTTATCCAAGCGGCAGGGTGGATTCCTTGTGCTTGGAGTTCAGGGATAAACGGGTTAATTGCTTCCTCAAGCACCTTTGCTCGTTCCGCTTCCGCTTTATATACGCTAACGCCCTTTTTAAATTCATTTTCTCGTTGGTTAAGGTATTCAAGGTGTTTTTTGCTTTCTTCTTTAGTTAAGGTTTCGCCTTTGGCTATCTTGTCCCATAAAGGTAATAGGTCTTTCTTCCAAGTTGTAGGCTTTGGTATATCGCTAATCTCAGGTTGTTCTTCGGGCTGTTCGGCTTCAGTCGTATCTTCTGCAATATTCTCAGGGCTTGCTTCCTCTGTAGGCGTTTCCTCTTTTGCGACAAAACGACCTTTTTCATCCCGTACTGGTTCGTCTTGAGATGCTTCGACTTGCACTTCCTCATGTTCTTCCTCTGTATCTACGGGTTTACCCTCATCTTGAGGTTCTAGCACATCCTCTAACGCTGCTTCCAACATCTCTCTGCGGTCTGCCATGTTTGCTCCTTAACGATAGTTTAGTTTGGCGTAAGCAAGTTCGGCAATCTTGCGTTTACGGGTTTCTTGGTCTTTACGGCTTAATTCAACAGGCTTATGTTGCATCGGTACATCGTTGCCTAGTTCAATCATTTTGTGCTGTTTAAGGTGTTCCCGATGGTGGCTACGGCTTTTAATCCATGTGCCATCAACTTGAGATACATAGCCTTCAATATCTGACATGACCATTGGGGCTTCTTTGGCGGTCATTTCTTCCTTTTGCCGCCAAGCTTCTTCCGCTTCGGGCGTACCAAGGGTAAATCCCCAAAAATCTAGGTATTTTTCCTTATCTGATTTTGCAACTACATGATTTGATTCAGAGTAACCGCATTTAGGGCAAATCATAGTTTCTCCAATAAATGTGGGAGTTTGTGCCACTCCTGTTTTCTTAGCGGTACGATTGAGTCATACCACACCCCATGTTTCCATCGCCAGCAAATGTATTCATCATCAGGCAACAGTAAAAAACATTTGACCCCTAATGCACCAGCAAGGTGAGCCGTAGCAGTATCGGGGGCAACGACCGCTTTTAATGACTTCATGTGGCAAGCAGTTTTGTAAAAGTTCTCTTTCCAGCCGTCTTGTGGCAAAGGCACAAAAATATCGTCATTGGTGATGTTTAGGGAATAACAGTCGCTACCAAGGTTTTCCCGTAAAAAGTTCACATCCACGGATTTAACATAATGGAGTGGCCCACCGCTTGCGTGCCAGTTCACCCCTATCTTGCGTTCAATACCGCTTGGCGTGGCGTTTAAATAGCCTTCAGAACCTACAATTTTGGTCTTACTAATAGGGAATGACTGACGCACATACAATGGGGCGTGTAAGGCAAAGAATGGCAAACTCATACTGCCAATCCAATAGTCAGCTTCTAGTGGTCTGCCTTCATCTCTTATACAAGACAGTGTATCAATACAGTCCATTTGACCTAGTAATTGCAACATAGACTTGTGGCACATGACTGAAACTTCTTTAGCCCCCCAAGCCTTGAGCATAGGCAAGAACCTAGCAAACTGGATAATATCCCCAAAGCCTTGTTCCATCTGAACGGTGATGTGTTTGCCGTAAAGGCGTTCCCCATCCCATTTTGGTGCATCTATGAACTTCTGCCATTGTTCCCCTGTGGCTTCACGGGTCTTTTTGTGCCACCGAAACTCAAACAATCGGAATCCCGACTGGTAGTGACCTAAGTGTAGTAAATCAACGCCTTTTTGATATTGCGTATATGGTGTCATAAAAGCATCAGTATTGATTCTTCGTCATCCAACTCAGCTTGTCGTTGGGCTTCAAGAATCGCTAACTGTGCTTGTATATAAGCCTGTTGCCTTCTTAAATCTACCGCCCTAGCTAACTTACTGCGTTGGTTCTCAAGGTAGGCGATAGACTGCTCTAGTTCTGTAGTATCGACTGACGGTATATCAGCCTTAACCTCTTGAATAGATTGTAGTTTATTTTGTTTTTGTTTTGCAACAATTTTTGGTGGGTCAATCAAGTCACGGAGTTGTTGCTTTCTCCGCTTCTTGGCTTCTTGCTGTGCCTTGTAAAGGGCTAATTGTTTTTCCCGAATCTTGCGGTCTAGGTTTCTAGCCCTACGGATTTCTTCAGGGGTAAAGCCGTCATGGGTATCTACGCCTGTAGGCGATGGGGCAGGGCCTGTTTCACCAATCAATAAAGCGGTGTCGTTTTCATCGGTAGTGTCAAGGATTCCTGATACATTGACTGCACCTAGCAAAGCTGCGGTGTCTGTGCCATCTGTAGCACTTAGTACGCCACTTACGGCTACTGCGCCTGTAAATTGGTCGGTGTCAGGGCTATCGGTAGTATCTAATACCCCATCAACCCTATTTTCACCGCTTAATAATGCGTAATCTGTGCCATCGGTGGTATTGATTTGACCAGCAACCAAGACCTCGCCTGACAAATTAGCGGTGTCATTGTTATCCGTTGCATACAGAATACCCGTGATAACGGGCAAACTAATGTCCGATATTGCCTGTTCAGAAAAGGCGTTAAAGCCTAACATCTTATAGGACTACCCAACGAGAGCCGCTAGATACGGTGACCGTTACACCGTTTGATAAGGTTACTGGCCCTGCTGACATAGCGTTATCCGTAGATGGAATAGTAAAGCTAGTGCCAATGGTCTTGTTGTTAGTCACAATACCGTTACTTGCCCTTTGAATTGGGGCGGTTTGGGTTGTGCCATCAAAGGTCAGGTTAGCCGATTGGTTAGGTGTGGTTGTGCCTTGACCATACGGAATGTAGTTAGTCGTATAGGTAAACGGTACATCAGGTGCGGTATTGGTAACCGTAAAGCTGGGATATGTGCCTGATACCGATATACCCGTTCCTGCCGAAATACTTACAGTTTGGTCAGGTGCAGTATTGGTAATTGTAAAGTTAGGGTATGTGCCACTAGTGCTAATGCCTGTGCCAGCGGTAAGGCTAACCGTTTGGTCGGGGGCTGTATTCGTTACGGTTACGCTACCAGTCGAACCCGATACGGATATGCCTGTACCAGCAGAGAGAGCGGTAACACCAGTATTGGCTATGGTTACTGAACCAGCTCCGTTGGTTACGGAAATGGCTGTACCTGCTGATATGTTTGCGTTCTTCCATACACCAACTGGGGTTGTAGTAGCGTCATAAATTAATAAGTTACCGCTTTGTGGGCTAGTAATGCGTACATCATGTAATTCGTCTAATTCGTATCCGTTGTCAATCTTGACATAGATAGAACCAACAATGTTATCAACCCGCTCCACCCACCCAATAACTACGAGTTGGTCAGGGGCTTGGGGTTTGGTGGTGGTTACTGCACCCGCAGTCGTAGGTGATAAATAGACAGTCGCACCAGCCGTTAAGCCTTGTGTGTTTAGCTTGTATAAAGCACCCGATACGATAATGAAGCCTTCTGCACCGCTAGTCATGGTTTCAG